GCTACAGCTTCTCAAGTAGAGAAGGTAGAAACCTATCGTGATAATGACAGCTTTGCTGACATAGTTCGCGGTATGCACTTGTATGGTCGCAAGATTCTTCGTCCTGAAGCTCTTGTTCGCGCCAAATACAACTTGTACTCGTAAGGGGGGAGATAAATAATGGCTACTTTTGATTTAACTTCAATACAAACCCCTACTCATAACTCTTCTGAAAGAGTTGTTTACAGCATGGAAGCAGTGCTTGATATCTCTACTATTGCAAATTATTCCTGCACTGATGGAGATATATTTCAAGTAATGGAAATACCTGCAAACAGTATCATCGTTGGTGGTGCTGTAGAGGTTCTAACTGCTTTTAATGGAACAACACCAACAGTAGATATTGGCGTAACTGGTAGTGGTCCTGATGTTCTTATAGACGGACAATCTGTTGCAGGTACAGGATATTTAGGTGCTGCTAATAATGGTCTTGCTTCTGGTTATAATAAGCAAATATCAACTGCTGATACACTAGATGTAAAACTAAATGCAGGTTCTGCTGATGTTACAAGCGGTAAACTAAGAGTAGTCTTAGTTCTGTGTGACGTATCTAATAAAGGTGCAGATGCAGTTTCCGCAGCTAGGGATATCTTAGCCTAATAGATTTTGGGGTGGTTCATGTTTGGACTGCCCCATCTTCTTTCTTTTGGATTTAAAATGGCAACTACATTTCTTACATTAACTAATGATACCTTGAGAAGATTAAATGAAGTCGAACTAACTGTTACTGACTTCCCTAATGCTACAGGGTTTAGAGCGCAAGCTAAAGATGCTATTAATGCGTCATTGCAAGAAATATCTCAAAAAGAATTTGAGTTTCCTTTTAATTTTCAAAACGGCTCTTTAACTTTGGCTTCGGGTACAGCAGAGTATACTTTAGCTGCCGATTTTAAAGTGGCTGATTGGGATTCGTTTAGAATCAATCACGATGCTGGTAATAATATTTCAGCTAGAAAACTAAGACTAATTAATTACGATACATTTTTAAAGAGATTTTTTGAAAGAGATTCTGAAGCAGGTACAGGTGATTTTGATCAACCTATCTATGTATATAGGACGCTAGATAACAAAGCAGGTTTTACTCCTATACCTGATAAGACATACAGCATAAGTTATAATTACTTTGCATATGCCAGTGAATTAGTTAACCCTACAGATGCTATGACTGTTCCCGATGCGTTTAAACACGTAGTAATAGATGGAGCGTTATATCATTGTTATATGTTTAGAGATAATGCTCAACAGTCTGCTATAGCAAAGAACAAGTTTGAAGAAGGTATAGATCGTATGCGTACCTTACTTATTAATAGATTTATAGACGTTAGAGATACCAGAGTAAGCAGACTAATAAATGTACCGCATGGTAATGCATAATGGTGGATTCATTAAAGGATGTAACAGTCTTATCTAGAGGTGGACTGTTTACAAATGAAGATGTTCTATCCTTGGCAGCCACAAATCCAGGTTCTGCAATACGTATGCTTAACATGGAGATATCTCAGTTTGGTGGATATAGAAGAGTAAATGGATTTGTACCTTTTGATTCAAATCACCCTTCTCTACCAGGCAAAGGTCCAGTACTAGGTGTTTTTATATTAAAAGATATTGTATATGGAGCTAGAAGAAACTCTGCTGATTCTACTCCAACATTAGGTTTAAACCCTATAACAACTACGTCAGGTAGTGCAACTATATCGGTAGCTCATACATCACATGGGTTAATAGTTGGAAACTTTGTAACTTTTACAGGTGCTACAGATGTAGGAGGGTTGACGTTAAATGATGTAGAGATGGAAGTTACTGGTGTTCCAGATCCAAACACGTATCAACTTAGAGTTGCAACTACAGCAACTTCTTCAGCAACAGGTGGTGGTGGTTCAGTAGTAGGTGCTTATAGTATAAATTATACTATATATAAGTATCAGACAAGTGGTTGGTTAGCGTTATCTGTAGTAGACTCAACTGGTTCAGCGACTACACTAAATAACGCTACAGTAAAAAAGTTAAGAACGAGTACTCATACGTTTGGTGGTGTACATGAAGTTGTAATTGTTGATGGTAAAAATCTTCCTTCTCTTTATAGTGGGTCTGGAAATGTAACTTTACTACCAAGTTCATCATCTACTACTGGTGCAAGTATAACAACAGATTTTAGGAATAGACAATTTTATGCAGGGTTTACCACCAATCCAGATAACATAATATTTAGTGATGGTGGTGATGCAGATGGATTTACAAACTTACAGGCTGCTACATTTTCAGTAGGTTTTAATATAACAGGCATGGCTAAGTTTAGAGATGGTCTATTTGTTTTTGGAAAAGATAGAATAAAAAAAGTTGTACCAGATGCTACTCTTACATTTGCTCAACAGGAAGTAACAAATAATATTGGCTGTATAGCCACAGATAGTATAATAGAGTTAGGTGGTGACGTATTATTTCTAGCATCAGATGGTATACGTCCTATTCAAGGTACAGCTAGGATTGGTGATATTGAGCTTGAGACTGTTTCTAAACCAGTGCAACAATTATTGCAATCACTACCAGATACGCACGACTTAGAAAATATGTCTTCAGTAGTTATTAGAAACAAATCTCAGTTTAGATATTTCTTTCCTAAGACTACTACAGCACAAGCAGATACACCAGGAATAATAGGTGGACTACGATTTGCAGATAGAAGAGTTGGTTGGGAGTTTGGTGAGTTATTAGGTATACGTTCATTTGTAGCTACCAGTGGTTTAGTAAATGACGTAGAAATGATACTACACGGTGATTTGAATGGTGAGATCTTTAGGCAGGAAGTTGGGAGTACTTTTAATGGTGGGGATGTTACGGCTGTTTATGCATCACCCTTTTTATATTTCGACTCTACCGAAAGACGCAAAATATATCAGCATATATCGTTGTTCACTAGACCAGAAGGAACAGCTACAATTAACTTAGGTATCGCATACAATTGGGATGATCCTAATACGCCAGACCCAACTACGTATTCGCTAACTACAGCAGGTGCTTTGGCAAGATATACAACTACAGCAAGCACATATGATGCTTCATTTACGTTTGATGGTTCGTCTAGTCCAGTTCTAGAAACCAATATTCAAGGATCAGGGAGGGCAATATCGTTAGTAATAACATCTACAGGAACCCAAGCTCCCTACAGTATCAGTGGGTTCTCGATTACTTATCAAGATGCAGGATATAGATAATGGCAGGATATACCAGACAATCAGCAGCTCAGATAATTAGTGGTGAGGTTATTTCAGCATCACCTATTAATGCAGAGTACAACCAATTACTAGCCGCATTTAATAGTTCTACAGGTCATAAACATGATGGTACTGCTGCTGAAGGACCACCTATAACTTTAATAGCAGATGCTGATCTAAAAAACAAAATAGTAATAGATACAGGTAACAATGAGCTAGAATTTTATGTCGAGCAAGGTGGTGTTGCTGAACAACAATTATCCATAAAGCATGAGATAATAGAGCCTACTACTGATAATAATATAGACTTAGGTAGTTCAACTAAGGCATTTAGAAACGCATATGTTAATGCGATAAATGTAGGATCAACTGGTGGTACTTTTGCAAGCGTAGATATTAATGGCGGTACTATAGATGGTACAGTTATAGGTGGTAGCGTTGCAGCAAATGTAACAGGCGATACTATAACAGCAAATCAGTTTTCTGGCCCAATATCAGGTGCAGTTACAGGAAATGTTTCGGGGGATGTAACTGGTGATGTAACTGGTAATTTAACAGGTAATGTTACTGCAACTGCTGGTTCAAGTCAATTTAATGATGTTGTTATTAGCGGTAACTTAAACATGGATGCTGGTACAACATCCACTATTACTAATTTAAGCGCACCAAGCGGTGCTAATGATGCTGCAACAAAAGACTATGTTGATACCTCTATTGCTAGTTTAGTTGATGCAGCCCCAGGAGATTTAGATACATTAAATGAATTAGCTGCCGCTTTAAATGATCAGGCTAATTTTGGATCTACTGTGGTATCTAGTATAGCAGCTAAACTACCGTTAGCTGGTGGTACAATGACTGGTAATATTACTATGTCTCAAAGTGGTGGTACTACAACAGTTACTGGATTACCTACACCTTCGGCAGGTTCTGATGCTGCTAACAAAACATATGCTGATACTAAACTTCCTAGTGCTAGTCCTACTGTTGCATCTGGGCCATTAACTTTATCAGGCGCACCAACTCAAAACCTTCACGCAGCCACAAAGTTATATGTAGATACCGTTGCAGGTTCTAACCAACAAGCTGCTACTAGTGCTGCAGCCGCAGCTAATAGCGCATCAGACGCTCAAAAATTAGCAATTAATCCAGAAAATTCTCAATTTACATTAGCTGATGGTGTAACTACAGGGTTCTCTGCATTGCATCACGCTGCTAAAGCAGAAGACAGTGCAACTGCAGCCGCTGCTAGTTTTGATAGTTTTGATGACATATATCTAGGGCCAAAATCTTCAGCACCCTCAACAGACAACGATGGTGATGCACTTCAGACAGGTGCGCTTTATTTTGATACTACAGCAGGAAAGATGTTCGTATATGATGGTTCTAGTTTTGTTGTAACAGGATCTGCTGTTAATGGAACTAGTAGCAGACAAGTCTATGTAGCTACATCAGGTCAAACTACATTTGCAATATCCCATGATGTTGGGTTTGTAGACGTATATATAAATGGACTAAAGCTACGTACAGGAACTGATTTTACAGATAACAATGTTAGTAACATCGTACTTGCATCAGGAGCAAATGCTGGAGATATTGTAGACATTGTAGCATTCGGTGCATTTAATGTAGCTAATGTTTATAATCAAACACAATCAGACGCTAGATATACACGTAT